AACATCACCGGGTCTCAACTCCCATGCATTGGGGTGCCCTTGGCTGCTTATCTTGCCCTTCAAGGTCGAGTTGGCTCTGAGTATCTGCCTTGCAACTGTCTTTGCTCTTGTTAGGTTCGTGATTGATGCGTCGAACAGGGGTCTGGTGTTCTCTATGATATCGACATCGTTCAGGCCCTGTTGCTTGCTTCTGTCATCCATGGTGAATACCAGTTCCTCATTGACCGCTATCGGAATGCCCTTGACAGTAATTCTGTTTTCGACGTTCTCAATCGGTGTTGTGTCCTTGTTACCGAATCTCAGATTGTAGATTACGCTTCTAGTCACATCTGCATGATTGAAGGGCACGTAGTTTAGATTGCCGAATCTGTCTAGTTTCACCACTCGGTTGTCGTGTCTGGATATGTACCTCAGTGCTGTCACGAGGTTGACACCATTGAAGTCAGCGGCCAAGAACGTATTGCTGTTCTTACGTCTGTTAGCCCCCATCTTTGTCACGGTGGTAGGGGAGCCTATCGTTACAGCGTTCAGGGAGTCAGTGATTGACTCACCTACCCTGATTGCCAAGTCGGTGGTGCGGAAGCCTACGTCAATGCCCTGACCGAGTCTGACCCTCGTATCATCGAAACCTAAGTCCCTGAGCGTGACTCCTTTCATGTTACGCATGTCCGCTCTGAGTCCAGACGCTGTGCTTGTCGTGGTGCTTGTGAGAATCCTCTTCTTCTGGTCATTCTCACTGAAGAGTAGTTTGGTGATGCTATTCTTGCCCTTGCTAGAGAACACATCGGACCTCAGGGTGTGCCCGTCCGTCTCTGTGTGAGTGAGCAATATGGTAGACTCAGATTCTGTGAACGAGTATGTTCTCTCAGATGCAATCTCGTAGTTATCGGCATTGACTGCCTCAATCGTGACAAGGGACTTCGCATTGCTCTTGGGTTGGACCTTAGCATAGTGCACGGCATTGTCGACAAACACAGGCTGCCTCAAGTCGTTCATGACATCAGTGAGAGTGCTGTCGAATCTCCCTTTCGAGGACTGTATCAAACCCATCAAGCACCATCTCCGCTATGGTCAGTTACGTTGAACGACACGTCTCCCTTGTGACCTTTGTTGTGCAAGGACTGACTGAACCTCGGTTTTACCGTGAAGTCGCTCCTTGTCGTTTCATCATCCGTCTCCTTCTCCACCCTCCTTCTAGGCGCATCGGACCTGTGATGCTGAAGGGTGTTCTCCGTGATGATGAGTCTTGACACATCAGTCGAAAGGGCATTGCTGAAACCAGAGACCTCAGCGCCTAGTAACTTAGGTCCCATCGAGGTTGGGGTCTCAAACGCACCTGTCGAGTCGAACGTGAATATAGGTAGATACGGGCCGTTGGTATCAGGCACGGCTCTGCCCGATGACAGGTTGGCAGTTGGTGCCCTGCCGTTAGGCGTCTCATAGGTGAAGATACC